ATTACCCGTTCCACCAGTTCCTCCTCCTCCGGAGCCACCAGATCCACCAGTGCTATAATAACCACCGCCACCACCACCGCCAGCATATGTGACAGATGATCCAGTAATTGAAACAGCTAAACCAGCCCCTCCAACACCTCCTTGACTTGGATTGCTACCTCCAGACGAGTTACCACCAACAGCACTAGCACCACCACCACCAGTACCAGCAACGGCTCCTGTATCTGGACCACCAGCATAACCTTGATCAGCGGTGCCTGAACCAGGTGTGTAAGATCCACTATTACCTCTACCTACTCCTCCTCCAGATCCTCCTGCAGCACCATTTCCAACTCGATGTCCGCCACCACCGCCTATTGATGTTATTGTAGAAAAAACAGAATTAGATCCATTCAATGCACTGCCACCAGATGATACTACACCTGCGCCTCCAGCACCCACTGTAACTGTATAATTTGTTGCTGCTAATAAGCCTAAAGATGTTTCAACATCAGCACCTCCTCCAGAACTTGATCCATAAGACGTACGCAAACCTCCTGCTCCACCACCTCCACTTATGTCACTTGTTGCGCCAGCACCACCAGCAACCACTAAATAATCAGTATCTATAGACGTAGGAGCAATATCTTGTGATGTCCAGCCTTTTGTAACGTCTTGATATATAAGAGCTACTGTGGCATTGTTTATTATGCATGCATAATTTTCTGTTGCTCCTTGAATCTTTTCAGAGCCATTTGCAGCCAGTATAATTTTATTAGTTGCAAATGTACCAGCATAATCTTGTATAACTATTTCAGTACCTACAGTACCTATAGGTAGAGTGACTGTGATTTCAGCGCTAGTCGTGTTAACAAAATAACCTTTACCAGCTTCTGCAGTAAAGTTAGCTGTCTTAATAGTGCTATCCCAATCTGTGCCAAAAGACGCGTCAATTAATTCTTTCTTTATTTTAGTTTGAGACATATTTAAGGTTTAGTAGGTTTTGTATCTGGAAAGTTATCTGTTGATGGCCAGTCTCTTAATTCTTGTCTGTAAGTCATCCAAGCCGCGTGATTTGGATAATCTGTTAATGGAACAATTGAATCAGTAATTTTAATTTCACTGTTTCTCCAGGAACGAGCCATTTCCTCTGTTTCTTCACTGGTTTGCACAGGGTGACTCCAGCCATTTGTTTCGCTGTAAATATCACCAAATCCAAATCCTTCCGGTACTTCAATCCAATTTCCATTAAAACCAGAAATGTATATTTCTTCTACATTTTGTAAACCTGATACTTTCCCGTTTGCTATTTTTCCATATGTCTTTATTGCCATAATTAAGTTTTTTAATAAAATAAAATAATTGCTCCATCACTTCCTTCAAATGCACCATAGGCTACGGTCATACCGCCAGAACCTCCAACACCAAAACCATGAGCAACCCTACTGTTACCACCCATCCACGCGTAGGCATAGGATGCGTTATTCAGTCTAAACTCCCCGGCAGATGCACCCGCACCATAGCCATTAACCCCAGGCCCCGCCGATGCACCATATTGATATTTAGTTCCTGCAGTAGCTCCAAAACCTGAGCCATTATGACCATCCGCGGTTGTTAAAGACAAACCTCCTGTAATTGTTGATTGAAGTGCCGCCCCTGTAGCATTATAGTCATAACCTGCTGAGCCATTAACAGTATTTACAGCATGACCTACTCCAGGTGTTAGTATTAGGTTAGTTGCTGCAGTTACTATGGTTGTAATTCCTTGAATTATCATACCACCGGAAGCACCCATGTCATTGTCGTTACTCATTCCACCGCCTCCTACTAGGAAATATCCTAATGAAGCGCCATCCTCTAAACCTAAATCAGTCGCGGGATTAACAGTGTAACTTGCTGCATTATTATAATCTGCATCATCTAAACCTCTAGCTGTAGTGTATTTTAAACGTTTTGTAAATCCTCCGCCACCACCGCCTGCTGCTGGAAAAAAATCTGATAAATTTGCCATATTATATTTATTTTATGCTGCCGTACCTTCTACGCCAATTAATATCCACCCTTCTGCTGCTCCTGAGTAAATCATTTCAAAACCAGCATTTAATTTGTCTAATGTTAAATCTGCCGCACTACCCATTATTTTACTTCCATTTCTAGCTATAACACAAGTTGCAACACCTGATCTATTTGAAACTTTAACACTATTTCCATTACTTGGAGAAGCTGGGAGTGTAAGAGTTAAATTTGCTGTCAATACATAGAGAGTATCACTAACCGCAGTTGTATCAGATGAAATAACCGCAACACTATAATTTCTTGTAATGTTAGCGGCTACGTTATTCAATCCTCCTGTTGAT